ATGAATCCTTAAACCCCTTAAATTTTCAACAACATCATCATCAACTCTTGCTGCTTCAAAACCGCCGGGGAATTCGATGCCAAATCTTGAATTTGATTGTTCTCTTTTTAACATTGCCCATACTTTATTTTTATGTTGCTTTGAGCAAGCGAGTAAATTGTTATCTTGGATAATATAACCTGGCTGTATTTTTAATTCTCGAATACCGCCTTCTCTTTTTGGCACAAAACAAAACCCACATTTATTTACACAACCTCTTGAAGTCATGGTAACACCTTTGGCCATATATTTCCCCGGAGTAAATTCTCCGCCGGGATCTCCCATTGCGGGACCTCCTATTTTAACCTTGCCATATTCTTTCCAAGACTTTGCCCACAGTTTTGCTTTTTCAATATCCCATGTAAAAACTACAGAGATATGTATTTCATCATATTGCGGTGTAAATGGTGGCGGCAATCCATAATATGCATGAGGGTCTCTTGGTGTCATTCTTGTTTTTGTTGGAAAAACTCTAGCAATTTTCATAAAACTCCTTTTCCATGTTGTAACTCGTTGGTACTATTATAGTTAAAACTAGAATCCCTTCTAAGGCACGTTCTTGTATTAGTCAATGCCTAGCTATGCCTTTTATCGTCGCTTAGGAGCCAGTTCTGACAACTTGTGGCTGTGTTGCAACTGTTGGCTTCATTAGTTTTTTATCACGCCCTAAATTCATATGCTTTGCTTCTTTTCTTGAGCATTTAATACAGAGATATCCTTTTATGATATCGCCAGTTGCTTTTCCTTTTTTATCTCTAATTCTTTCTTTCACCGCGATTGGAAATTTCTTAGTATTAAACTTATGCGCATTGCCACATATAAAACATTTAACCATAATGTTTATTCCTGAAGTTCCAAAGCATCCATTTTTCGTTGGCGGTGGCTTTCTAGTTTTAACTGCTTTGTTACAGATCTTACAAATTAATAAATCATCAATCTTTTCCCAATCATGTTTATGTTTTTTCATTTTAGAACTCCTTCTCTATTACTGTGTCTGGTGCTATTGAATGAGTGTGAGATGTAGATCAACCTTCTTTCCTATATTCTCAAAATTATCCAATCCTAACCTCCTTATATTGTTTTTTCAGCAACAACCACAAATTCGTATTGATAAATTTGCCTTTTGCTACTATGCTCTGCATCAGTAAATTTTCCAGTCTTATCCCTAAACGGAGTAAATATCTTAGAACTTAACCTTCGTTTAATTACTTCCTTTATCTGAAAACCACACGACTCAAGAAGCTCAATAGAAACTTCCGTATTGGGCACTTTTATATCAAGATACTCCGTATCTCCAAGTATAAGACACAACTTTTTGCCAGACTTTAAAACTCTATACATTTGCTTAAAAGACCTCTCTAAATCAACATAATAATTACTTATACTCTTTGCTAAACGCTTCCTTTTCTGAAGAAATAATCCAATAGTTGATTTTGCCATATCACTGCTTATGTTATGCCTAGCCCTAATACGGGTAGATGTTCCTACGAATGATTTTTTTATCGAACTCAAATCAGTAGCATAACCAAACCACAATGTAGATAATTGGTGCAAATCGGCGTATTCATACGAGGTCACATAAGGAGGCGACGTAATTATAAGGTCAACTGAGTTGTCAGCCAACTTAAGATTCCGAGCATCACCCTTAATTACTTTACAATCGTTGGATAAAATTTCTCTCTCCTTCAATAATTGATAGTACTGCTCATTCATCCTCGTCATATAGCTCAAATGCCGTTTAAATACTTCAATTGGCTCCCGAAACACTTTATCTTCATCCCTCATTGGCTTAATGCTTTTGGCAAACCAAATAGAACAATTCTTAAGAATATTCGAAAAACAACAAAGAAAAAAAGTTCTGACCCTGCTATTCTTCTCTTCAAGAATACAACTATAAATAGCCTGCAATCTATTATATTGATATCTCTTAAACCAATATTTCAATCTAGGATGAGCATCAGAATAAAAGCTTTGCCTATTATCAATAGTTTCTATCCTATCAAATAAAGCATCGTTTTTCTTTTTCAGTTTTTCCGGATTAATACCTTGCAACTTTGCTTTTGTTATAAGAATTGCAACCCTATTCACATCTATGCTAACACCATGCCTTCCATTAAGCTTTGCCTCAATAAGCGTTGTCCCACAACCCCCAAAAGGATCAAGAACAGTATCTCCCTGCACTGAATACTGCCCTAGCAGTTTCTGCACAATTTGAGGAATAAACTTTGCAGGATATTTGTGATATCCATGCGAGGCATACATGGTCTGAGTTCGCTTAACTTCGGCAAACGACCATTCTTCATTAGGTTTTATTGTATTAATCTCTATCATTTTTTTATCACAAAAATATTTTGTCCGGAAATTCGTTTCATTTACCCAACCAACTAAACTTTTCTTCTTCATCCCTATCTCCTTTGTTTATGAGGTTACTCGTTTGTTCCATGCTTTTCTTGCCTCTTTTTTATAATGCCACCAACAAGTTTGACAACCACAACTAGGACACCTTATTCTATAACCATTGTTTTGTTCTGCTACTTCTTTTGGGTAGCCTCTACCAGAATAAATTTGACCATGAAAAATAAGTTGTGATTCTTCTATTTGTGGGTGAATACATTTGCAAAACGGACAACTTTTCATTTCCTCGCCTCTCTTAACTTGTCTTTTATTTGTGTCAAACCTTTATTTGTTAAAATAAATTCTTCACCAGTTGATGTATAACCATTTCTCGCCTCACAACACATTCCATTTTTACCATTACGAGGTTTATAAGAAGAACAGCTCCTGCCGCAATCACCGCTGCCTCTTTCTACCATTTCGCCCATAGTCATACACCATAGACCGTCTCCGCCATAACTTATAACTGCACCAACCAAATCAATGCTCTTTTCTCCGTCATTGATTCTGTCTTGGTAACAATCTAAGTCAAAGCAATTTTCCTCATTGCCTTCTTCAAAATAAAGTCTATATTTCTTAATGTGTTCTGTCTTTTTTTTCATCATTAGATCCTTTATTCTTTTGGGAACATAAATTCTTGTAAATTTTCTACTCCTTCGAGAGTTGCTTTTATTAAGCTCATGGGTATTTGTCCGTTCCTATAAACATTCGGCGATGCTTGTTGGATAGCATATAAGATTACTTTTTCATTTAACCCTGTGGCTCTTAACGCGCAGACACTTTCATTCAAGGCGTTAATAATTTTTCTCATTTCTGCGACCTTGTCTTGCAATTCAATATTTTTTTCTTTTTTTGCTTTCATTGCTTACTCTCCTTAGATATTTTATTTAGAATATAATCTATCGTTTTCTGTAAGGACACCACATCGTTTGTATGGCAGATGAAACATAAACTGTGTTTATAATTTGCATCGCCATGCGTTTTGATTACTGAGATCTTACTTTTTGGAGTTTCTATTTTCATCGATTAATTCTTTCCTTACTATACTAATTTCTTTTGGACAAATGAATCCTAATTTTATTTGCTGATAACCTACCTCAACAACTTTAACAATAATGTTATCTCCTATTAATATTTCCTCACCTTGCTTTCTTCCAAGCACTAACATTTGCTTACCTCCTTTCCGTATTTAACGTCTACTACTTTACCGTCGAAGAAGTCCACAACTTCTTTAACTTTAGGGTCTTTCATTGCCTCTTTTTCGAGGTAATAAAAAGGAACTTTATTTTTATCAGTAGCAGACAATCCTTCCCAAGCCTTGTCTAATGGTTCTTCAAATTTAGTTTTAAAATTTCGTTTTATTTTTTTATACCTTTCCGGATCAGATTTAAGTTCGTTTTGTTTTTTGCCTATATATAATAATGCCTCTTGAAACTTTTTAAGTGTTTCTTTAAACGTTCCTAATGTAACTCCGTTCATAATATCTCACTTTCAATTTTTTTGTTTTAACTTCGTATTTTCTTAGAGCTTTTGACATTTTTTTTCTGTCCTCTGTCGTCGGTAGATTTAATCTTTTCGCCATTCTTACCCTTTCCTTTTTTGAACTGTCTATACTTTTTATTTTGTTCCATGCGTAATTTTTTATTCCTTTCCTTTCTCGCTTTTTGAAATTCAAGTTTAAATAATACAAACTCTGCTGCATACTTTTCATAAAAGCGTTGCATTTGTCCACCTTGCCAATTTTCAAAAAATTCAATTTTAGATTGTGCTAGATGTTTTCTTTTATACTGCCAAAAAGCTTTTTTAACTGTGTCATATTTTTCATTTATTTGCATAGTTATTTTTTCTTTTGGCTTAAAAATTCTTTCTACATTTACTAGATATTCGTTTAAAATCTGTGCCATTGTGCGGTTATATTTCACCGCTAAATTTTTAATTTTAGCATGGTTTTGTCCGCTAATTCTGATGATTTTTTCTTTTTTCACTTTCGCCTCGCAGTTTTTAAAGTCTTTTCATTTCTTTTAAGTCAGGAAATGTACACTTTTCGTATACACCGAATATGCTGTTTTTTCGCATTTATGATGTTACAAAAAGACTACATTTCTGGACTTTTTCTTACTTTTACCCGTTTTTCGGCAAAAACAGCGTAACGCGTAACGCGTTGAAAAGCACCTAAGTCCTTTATTTGCAACAAAACCTCAAACCGTTATACCGTTACGCTTTCACGACAAGAAACTTTTTTTTATATTTGTGTCTCGCAATATAAAACGAGACATAAAAATAAAAGTTTTTCTATATACCTTAAAGCGTAACGGTATAACGCGTTGGCCAGTTTTTACACAAAAGCCTGCCAATAGTAGGGTTAAGTGCTATACTCTCTAAGAAAAATTGCAACCCATTAAAAAAGAACAAGTTACTTAAAAAAATCAACGCGTTATGGCCTATATAACGGTATAACGGTATAAACTTAATCATCCAACAAGCCCTCCGGCGCATCAATATTAACAGGATTTATCGCTGAACCTGTGATCGGATTATAAAATAATTTTTCATCACAAGGATACTTTGCAATCAGATCTTCAACAGGCGGAAGGAACCCTAATGATTCGCTCGACCATTCCAAACCTCTTGTTGAAACTTTAAAAGTAGACGCTTTTCCTTTACCGCCAATTCCTCTTTCTGTATATTCTAATAGCCCTGCTTTAACTAAAACATACATCCATTTTTTTACCTTATCAACTTTCCAACCAATATAATCAGCAACATCTTTATATTTAAAACCATACTCGCCAATTTCTTCAGGATTATTTTGTCGATAATTTGTGTCCATTTGTTTTATTGTTTTCCAAAGTTCTTCTGATGCAGGACCAATTTCATAAATTGTATATGTTAGTGTTGCCTCAGCTACCATTTTGGCAAGGAGATAATCTGACAGTGTAGAAATTAAATGCATCTTACCGTCCTTTGCTTTTACTTGTTCACGATGAAATTGATGTAATACTGTTATTATTTCTATTAATACTCTAAACCTTTCTCTGTCTCTACGAATACGAACTGGCTTATCTGGAAAGTTACCAAAGACCTCTTTTGCATAAGGGATAATAACTTTAAAATCAGGATTTAATAAACGCTGAATATTTTTTAATAGGTTTAGTTCCGTTTCGTCAACCGAGAATTCTTCTCCCAATGCCTTGCGTACAGTAATATCTCCAATAGCAGTTGTTAGCTGTGGAGAATCATCACTATAAACAGAGAAGTTTCTTGTTTCATTTTCATCAAACATCTGAGCCTTAGTAGTAGTAATTAAAAATCCTACGGGGCCAGATACTTTTTTAGTTATCGTTTCCATGTTTCCAGTTTGAGGATCTTTTACCGGCATCATTAATATTAAATCGCCCTCTGATTGAGCAGTACGAATAGAATAATCAGCACTTTCAGAACCCGGCAATTCATTAATATAAATAATACGATGTTTCATTCCATCTTCTGCAAGATGAAAAAATGCATTAGCGGTTGCTCTAGTAATAAAATGATATCCTTCTTCTGGGATTAGCCTTTGAATATTTTGACATGAAAAACTTTTACCGCTTGATGCCTCTCCTTTAATAGTAATCGATAATGGATCCGACATAATCCTTGAAGTGAAACAAAGGTAAACCATAAGCCTTACGATTTCTTCGCCAACAACGCCCATTCTGTTTGTAATTTCGATTGTTTTCCATAATAAGTCAGGAGTGTTTTCAAGGTATTTTATTGCTTCGTTTTTTTCCTGTTCAGTCATAATATATAACTGTTTAGGTGTCATTAATTTATCATGTTCTTCTTGTTCTAATTGTTTTTTAACTAAATCTTCTATCTGAATTAGATCTGAATCGATTTCCTTATCATCGGCTGCTTTGACAAAACGATTTCTATTTGATGCCATACCAAGTTTAATTAAATCCTTAAATAATATTTTATCTTCTTTAGATAATGTTAAAGAAACTTTAAACTTTCCGGCATTAGTAAATTCAAAACCACTAAGACGATATTCATACTCTTTCTTTCTAAATACCATAACTTCTTTATCACGAAAGACCATAGTAATAACACCTTGATTAATTTTTTCTTTTCTATTCTGAGATTGAATCATTGGACAATTAGCTTTATCACAGAACTCTAATATTAATCCGTTTTCACAACCATAGCTTTTATATCCACCTTTATAAACAGACTTAACAACAGTAGCGAGTTCGTGAGCGATAGACCTAGCAGATTTATCTTTAGGCAAAGATTGTTTTGCTCCCCAATTTTGTAATAATGAAGTTACTTCTTCTATATCCAATCCTCTTTCTTTATAGAATATAGCAATGCGAAAAGCCGCCTCATTACGATAGCCGATTTTAACACCTTGTTTTAATTTCTCAATGCAAGGTAATGTCTTTGCTGTTTGCCTTGTAATGTTGCCAGTATCTTCTTTAAATATAACTTTCTTTCTTCCAAGTTCATTGATTTCAATAAGCTCATTTATAACTTTAGTATCAACAAAATTAAGATTCTTTAATTCGTTAGCTTTAGTCATAATTGGTTTATTATTATCATCAACAAAGACAGTTTTATTATTCTTTGTATCACCGCCAAATAATGGAAGAAATATAAAATTACCAAACTGATTTTCTTTTACTTCATCTTGCTT